CTAAACCCCTTGGCATAATAATAGTATTTTCTGGGTCAATTTCTATAGGGTCTTGATAACCGCCCCTTTCTTTGTCTTTAGGTTCTGGTAACATAACATATCCATTATCATCAAATGGAAACGAATTAATATATTGTTTATTGTTTTTCTTTGAGATATGAAGTCCAGTAAAATCTACAAAATATATTTCTATACCAGCAGACTTTGCATTCTTTTTAAGAAGTTCTGTCAATTCACCTAAAGCGGAATCCTTGACATCTCTAATAACATCATTAGAGTTTTGAAATACAACTATTTTATAAGGCTCTTCTTTTGCTTCTGTGATGAATGACTTGAACTTTTCCATTAGACTTCTTTTTTCTTACCAATGTTATATTTAGTTTCTAGTATCCAATCATTCTTCTCTGCATAAGACAGAACTTTAATCTGACTAAGGGGAGCAACTTCTCCAAGCTCACCAATAATGTCAACCAATCCCCAATCAAGCAACAGTTTTGCAATCGTATTCCTACGAGAAATGTCATTGGTAGATAGATTTGTGTTCTTACCATCAAGAGCAAACAGCTCCTTGAAGTGTACAATAAAGTACCTACCCTGCTTGTGCAGAATATGGCATGACTGATATAGTTTCTTTTCTTTGCGAGATGCTACCCCAATTCGCGATAGTGTCTCACGAACTTTAAGAAAGTCATCAGGTTCTTTCAAACCGATTTCTAACATCTGCTCCTGTGTCCAATTAATATCTTCCATTTTTCCCACCTTTATATAATCTTTTTCTTATAGTGGCGAGTTGATCCTCAGACAATATATCAAGAGCAGCCTTAGCCTTTACATTACTATACCCATAGAACTCTTTAACATACTCTAGATTCTCTAATTTCGTCGCCTTCAACCACGGGGTAAATCTCTTCCTTGGCCTCAGACTATTTATCAAAAAATCAAATTGTAGTTTCTTATCTACATTTGGTAGTTGGTTGATCTCATTCACCAACATGACGGTATCAGGAAATGCACCGACACACTTGTTGACAATGAAGGGAGCATATTTCCTCTCCCATTCCTCATCTTCACCGTCCATCAAAGGTTCTTTTGTCTGATTTACAGCCTTGAGATAATCCTTCAACTCATACATTAATCAATAAACCCTTCACCCTTTATCCAATGATGAAATCTGTGACGTAATACGACCCACAGTAAACTTGTTAAACTGTCGGATTTGTACTTTCCATTTTTTACTTTTAATTCATACATTACGATTGCACTTAAATACGATTACTGATCTTAGTTCATAACATTCCCTAGTGACCGGCATGGCCATATGTGGTAGGTGTGCATCAAAGATAACAAGACTATTACCGACATAAGGAACGAGTTCTCCATCAATTAGAGTGCCGCCACCCCACTCAGGTTTCCAATCCATTCGAGGATAGTAAATCATTGTAAAGTCGCCATCATCCGTATGCATCACAGGTTCAATACCATGCGTGTGAGCATTCATATAGATGCGTTCATAACCTGTAATATTAAAATTCTTTTTGAATTCATATTTAAACATTGCAGAAGTCCAGATAGGCATCACCCACTCAAAACCATTTGCAATTGTTTGTTGTCCACTCTTTCCACAAAGACGATGCCAATGTCGAGATTGATGATTCTTATTTGAAGCATAATCGAATTTCCAAAGAACATTTTTCATCTCAGAAGTAATCAATTCTGCAACATGATCCTCTACCACATCATCATATATTTTAATCATTTGAACTTTGTCCTTCCCATAATCTCAGTAAGACAGGCCATCATATTGATTTCCAGATCAGCAACAAACGCCGCTTTATATTGATACTCACCCAACGCCACGACAACATGAGGGATGCTACTAGGGTCAACATAGTCATATAGATTATCATAAACAGCACGAAACAACTTATCTGAATCATTATCCAGATTATCGACAACCCATTTACGAACATTGGTGAACTCCTTCTTCTTCATCATGACCATCAGTTCTTTGATATTCTTGTCACCAAGGTTTACCAGAATACCAGCATCAATCTCACCAACAACAGAATACCGTTGCAGTTCATTCAGAACCTTGCGCCAATCTGGAAAGTGAGTATTTATGAGTTCTGCAACAACCTTCTCATTGAACTTGATTTCATTCTCATTGAGAATTTGAATAGACCGATTGAAGAATTGAGTTGCAAGTTTATTCTTCTCTGCTTTAGGAATCACAAAGTCAATCACACTACAACGAGATTGCAGTGCAGGGATAATGCGGTTCTTGTAATTACAGGTTAGAATGAATCCACAGTTCTTGTGAAATTCTTCCATGAAACCACGAAGGGCTGGTTGCGTTGACTGTGGATTTAGATAGTCTGCCTCATCAAGAATGAGATACTTCTTACCACCTTCAAGTGATACAGTAGACGCAAAGTTCTTTATCTTGGTTCTGAGAACGTCAATACCTGACTCCTCTGAACCGTTGATAAACATGTAGGTAGCACCAATCTGATCCAGCATGGCACGGGCGGCAGTAGTCTTACCAACGCCCGGACCACCTGAGAAAATCAGATTGGGTAGTGTTTCCTTGTCAACAAAAGATTGCAAGGAAGTTTTTAGAGACTTAGGAAGTACGCATGACTTGATGTCCCGTGGCCGATATTCTTCGACCCACAAAAATTGTTCCATAATATAAATTCCTCAAATTAGACATTGTAAGAAGATTCGGGTTCCAATGCAATCCAATACTGCACACCAAGTTTAGTGTGGGTAAAGTGACTAATCTTTTTAGATGACACTTCAACGTCATAGGAGCCGGGAATAAGTTTTAGATTCTCAACCTTGAACCAGAACTTATAGTCAGCAGAAACATCACCAACATCCAGAGATGTCTCGTATGCGTTTGCAGTGCTGTTCTTCTTGTCAGTAACCATCAACTTACCACCAGCAAGTGCCATGTCGGGAACACCGATAACAGCAGCAGCCTTTGTGATTTCGTTGAGTGTATCACTCGACAGGTTGAACGTCAATTCAGTCGAGGGCATCGAAATCTCTTTAGATGGAGTCGTCACCACGGATGGATCAGAGTACCAATACTTGAGAGACTTCGATGTACCCTCTTCTGTAATAATAACAAAGTCATTACCAAACTCTAAATCGGGTTTACCGAACAGAGAGAGTGCCGATAGGAACTCATTCAAATCATAGATAGCAAAGGGTGTTGTGAATTCTTCAGCAACATCTGCCTTTGCAACAATGTTCTTCATTGCAGACATGGTGGAAAGACTAGACCCTGCCTTCACCATAAGGTTAGCGTTAATCGTAGAGAAGTTTTTCAATACGGAGATAGTTTCAGTAGATAGTTTCATTATTTTTCACTTTCAAGTTCATTAATGTATAGAGCAATAATACCATAGTGAATCACTTTTAGCAAGTCACTTCTGTTCTTTCCACCCTTTTTTCCGTATCGTTGTGCGTATTTCATGATGTTACCGATACAGAAACCTTCACCATGTCCACCGTCAATGATAAACTCTGTAGCTTGAAACTTGTTCGTACTATAGTGTTCATCATATGTCGAGTCGATGTACTCTTTCAAATCAGACAAAGTTTTGTCCTCATTATATTTGTAGTTAACTTTTGACAGTTATTTTCTCCTTCATTTAGCTGAAAAATATTTATCAAGAATTTGAATTTGTTCTTCATATTTAGAAATTGAATCTAATTCTTTTTCAATAGATTCCATGATATTTGAATGCTCACCAATACCAACAGGATTTTCTAAATATATTTTTACATTTGAAATATGCATATTTTTATTACCTTCAGCATGAGTTTTTAATGAACTCAACATTGTATCTTTAAGATTGCTCATCTAATTTAACCTTTACATAAGAACCACCAACATTAAGGGCAAGTGGTATAGATTTATCATGATTATCTGGAATATTAGAAATGAAACTATCGTATTCATATGGGCTCATAATACTTTTTAATTCTTGTTCTGATTGAACTATATCCCAATTCATAGCAATAGATCGTCTTTCTCCTGCTCCAGAAAATGGTAATACTTGGTGATGCAACCATTTTGGAAAAATATATAAAGTTCCAACTTCTGGTTGAACATATTCTTCAGAACCAAGTTTTAAATTATACAAATCTGTTTTTGATCCTAAACCCCAACACATATGAGTCCATCCATCATACTGACCATCAGCATCACCAAAATTAACTCTGTGATTTGCCTTATTTAATCTACGTTCTTCCATTTCTTCTGGCATCTTTAGCCACATAAAACCAGAAAGGCCTGCAGCAGTATTTGTAGTATGCTCGTGTAATGGATTGTAGTCTCCAGCATATGCATGATTAGTCCAACAAGTATAACAATCTGCATATGAATTTTTTCCATATCCTTGATTTAAATAAGTTGTTGCAACTGAATTTAAAACTGAATGTAGTTGTACACCTACAGGAGTAGTTAAATCAAAATCAAGTTGTGCAGAATCTTTGTGTTGTCGCAGCTGACCGACAAGTTGTG